TGGTTATACAACAACATCAACTTTATCTGTGTTAATGGATAAAAGACCAATGAGAAAAAGAAGAAAAAATGCCAAGAAAAAGAAAAAAAAGAAAAGTACCAAAAGATAAAAGAACAGGATTGCCTAAAAAATACTTATCAGGATTAAAGGGCAACAAAAGAAGTTCTAGAGCAAGTCTATTAAAGTCTATGTCCTCATTGTACAAATCAGGTGCTACAATTCCAAGATCAATGTTTAGAGCAAGAGTAAAATAATGGCAAGAAGAAAACCTTTATCAGCAAGAGTAGTAGCTACTTTAAGAAACAAAGCCAAGAACAGAAAGTCTGTTACACTTGGTATGCTTAAAAAAGTTTATCGTAGAGGACAAGGTGCATATTTGAGTAGTGGCTCTAGACCTAGAACATCTATGGCTGCATGGTCTATGGGAAGAGTCAATAGTTTCTTGAGAGGTAGCAGAAAACATGATACTGATCTTCGTAGAAAGAGAAGAAAAAGAAGATGAAAACCAACAAAGAAAAATTTGTAGAACTAGATGGTAAAATAAAGCTAGTAAATCAAAAGTTAGATTTAGTTATTAAAAACCATTTACATCATATGAAAAAAGACATAGATCGTATTTTATATGGTCTTGGTGCAGTTGGTATTCTAGTCCTAGGTCAATTACTTTACATTTTATCGAATTAATTGTACAAGTGATACTTGTATGGGTTATAAAAAAATCTTAGTCATAAGTGATATGCACTTGCCATATCAACATAAAGATAGCATAATCTTTCTCAAAGAAATTAAAAAAGAATACAAACCAGACTACGTTGTAAACATAGGCGACTTACTCGATTTTCACGCAATCAGTATGCACTCGCATGACCCAGATTTATATTCTGCTGGACACGAACTAGACAAATCAAAAGAATATATAAAACAATTAGAAGATATATTTCCAGAAGTAACAGAGGTTGACTCAAATCATAGTAGTTTAGTTTATAGACGAGCATTAAAATATGGTATGTCAAAAGCTTTTCTAAAACCTTATGGCGAGTTTCTTGGAACTAGAAAATGGAAATGGGTAGATGATCTAACACTTACAATGTCAAATGGACAAAGATGTTTTTTCACGCATGGTCGTTCAGCAGATATTTTAAAAGTATCGCAGACGATGGGAATGAGTGCTGTTCAAGGACATTATCACACGAAGTTTTTAATTAGCTACTGGGCAAATCCTGATAACTTGTTCTTTGCTATGAATGTAGGTTGCTTGATAAATCAAAAGTCTATGGCTTTCAACTATGCCAAGAACTTTAAAACAAGATTTATTTTGGGTTGTGGTATTATTTTAAATGGTGTACCAAGACTATTACCAATGGTTTTAAACGATAAAGGCGATTGGATTAAAAAACTAGTATGAGCAAGTCAAACAAGCTAAAAAATACCCTTTTAAAGAGCCACAGAGCCACGCAGAGCGATGATTCTGCCTTTTCCGAGCAAGTGGGTGGGGATTGGTACAAAAAGCTTAAAATCCAACCTTTAGACTATGCGATGGATAATAACCTTAATGCTTGTCAAACAAAAGTAGTTAAATACATATCAAGATATAATCTAAAGCATAAAAACAAAACAGATCAGATAAAGGATTTAGATAAAGCTAAACATGTGATAGATATGTTAAAAGAAAAAATAATGGAGAAATAATATGTGGTTGAATTTATTATCATTAGGTGTAAAGACAGGTGCGAAATTGTATCAAAACAAACAACGTACAAAACAACTAATGTCAGATGCACAAATGTTGCATGCTGAAAAAATGGCAAAGGGCGACATTGAATATAAAGCGAAGATTATTGAGAGCAATGATAATGGCTACAAAGACGAGTTTGTCCTCATTCTCATATCTATTCCTATTCTTATATTGGGTTATTCTATTTTCACTGACGATGTGGAAATACGTAATAAGCTAGAATTATTTTTTGAGTATTTTAATAAACTACCTTATTGGTATCAAGCTATTTTTATTGGAGTAGTCAGTGCGATCTATGGTCTTAAAGGTGCTGACATTATGAGAAAGAAATAGTAATATGCCCACATGGGCATTGATGCAGTTATTACAGATTTAGAATTACAAGTAGAGTCAAGGTATAGTCCTTATGGACATTTTATTGCTTTGAGATTTATTGATACTTATCCCTCGTTTCCAAAAATAAATAATACAATAAATGAAATTACAAAGTATGACGATGTAAGAATAATTGATTACAATTATAGCTATGAAGTAATTAGGGAAAATACTGACATCAAAGGACTTGATGTAGTTAAGCATTAGATATGTGGGGATTGCTCCCCACACATACTTATTGACCCATTGAGTTAAATTCCAAGTTCTGCTTTAGTTCACTTTGCAAAAGCATTACTTTAATCTTTAATTTATCCCATTCAGTCTTTGCTTTTAGATGGTCTTTCTTTGCTTGGTTTAATTCTTCTACCAATATTCTCGTTGCTTCATCAGTTGTTATTAAAGCTTTTATTTCTTCAACTGATTTTTTAACAGTATCGTTTTTATGATTTAAGTAAAGACCAGCATTGTGTTCTTTAACTCTATCCTCAATATCTGTTAATTTATCGTAGGCATCAGTAAAATCTTTAGACTTTTTATCTAAAGTAATATTGATTTTTTGCCTATCGAAATTGAGAGCATCAATATTAGAACTAGGCATTAACCTAACTCTTGTTCATATTGATCAGGATTAAAGTCAGTGCCAGCACCTTGTGTCCACTCTTGTTCAGATTGTGGCAACTGATCGTCCATATCATTATGAGGTTTAGGTTTATTAAATTGTGGGTTTTGTTTCGTTTTGTCGTAGTATGGAAACAACTTCCACCCTTTAGTTCTGTTATCAAAAAAACCTTTTAATACTAAATTTTGGTTATTTAAGATAACTTTTAGAATGGTACCATCTTTTTTAGATGATAACATTTCAACAGTTCCACCATTGCTACCACTATTGTTATTGTAGCTTTTCTTTTGGTGGTTACCATTGTTATTGTACTGTGGCTTATATCCCATCAGATTCTCCTATGTTATTTTTCAATACTTTCCATTTGTTCCATTAGATATTTTGCTCCAACGAAAGCATTGAATAGTTTTTTATTAAGAGGAATTTCTTTAATCTCAACCTCACTATCTTTTTTAGGTAGTCTAACCACAAAAGATTTAGAAATTTTTTGATTTGTTTCTTCCTCATACGCAAATCTATAAGCATTTAACTGCAAAAAATAGTCAAATGTTATATGATTACTTGTTTTAATATCAATCAAAACAAGATTACCTTCCTTGTCTTTTACAACAAGATCAAGAGTACCAGCATAGTTATATTTCTTGCAATAGATTTTCTTTTCTATTTCTACAACTTCGTACCCTTGTTTATTCCACCAATCTAAAAAAAGATTCCAGCAATTTACTACTGCTTTATCAGATTGTTCAGGAATATTTTTACCTTTTAGATAGTCCTCTATTAGACCATGCACAACACTACCTACTAATGCACCCTCATCTTTAAAAGTATCAGGTTTCTTTTTAGCAGTAGCGAATATTCGTTCTAATATTGCTCTATCTAATTGTTCGCCATTATCTAACTTTTCATTAATTAATCTTTTAACCTCATTTAAAGGTGTAGCGACTAACCAATTAATTAGTTGTGGCTTTGGTACTCCTCTGCTACAAATTCCTGTAACAGACTCTACCTTTTTATCATTTACATAGTACATATGCTTTTCATCGTTATAGCTTAAGACTATGTTATTGGCTAATGGATATTTCTTCCACATAGTTACCTCTCTAGTTTATTTGTTTAAAAAAGTCATTTACATTAAAATTATAGTAATTACTTAATGCATATAACTTCCAAGCACTAACACTGCTACCAAGTTCAAATTTGTACAAACCATAAACATTGCATAGTACTTTTTTATTGTCTTGCACAACTGCCTCTGCAGTTATGTTTTTCTCAAGTCTAATTTGTTTAAACTTAAGACCAAGTATATTATTAAACAGACGATAGTGTTCGTGAGGGTCTTTAGTTCTACGAAACTTGTTTATCATTCCGTCCAATAACAAATTGGTTTTTTGCTTTTTATCCATACATTCCTTTCTAGTTTAAAACCGAGTGTCCACGATTAATTAAA